TTTTAAAATTGGTATCAAGTTGTCTTAGTGTTTGTTGAGCTATTTTAGAAGGTAATAAAACATAATCATTCTGCTTTTCTGAAAGTAACTCATTATTTAAAGTACAGTAAGACAAGTACTCTCCGCTAATGTTAAAATGAGTTTTAATCCTATACAGTGCTTGATTATACAAGTTTTTAGTTTTAAAACTAAGGTCGTTACATTCTTTATAAAAAGGATGATTTTTCGATATTCTATGTTGCTCTACTAAATTCATACGTAAAGATACAACAATAAGAAGCTTTTGTCAAGCTTATTGTTTAAATTTGATGTATATCTCCTTGCGCTCCTGTTGTAGATTTGTATAAAACAACAACCATCCTCCTTCTATTCTACTCATGTGAGGTTTCACCCATAGAGCAAGAAACAAAAGAATTCCTAATAGAAAAAATTGCATGTTAGTTAGTGTTTTTATTGAACATAGAAATTTGAGCTTAGAGTTTTCCGAGCTTTATAATGTGTAGTAAATCTGTTGGGAGATTTATTAATAGGAAAGGGTGATAGGAAATCTATTTCCGTTTCAAATCTATCCTGCTAACACTTCTCACCGTACAGTGGGAGTAGAATATAGTTGTTCCCTTCTGAATATATCTTCCATTTAGTAAATTTTCTGAATTCAAGTATTCGCACAATGCTGTACGGGTTGGATCACAATACTTCTTTACTAACGTATTTTCTCTTCTTGAATAAGTAGAAGGAAAATACTTCTGGTAGTTTTTTACAGTTGAAACACTTCTTCCTATAATCAACTTCCGATAAGTGTAGCTCATTTGTAAATGCAATCCAACCTCTGTTTCCCCAACGAGCATCATGGTTTTTGTGCGTTCATCAAACATTGCAAGTTCACTCACCTTTAAATTGAAGTTTTCAATACATTCTTTTCTTGTAGCTTTATCCTTTATAAAAGAAAGCACAGAAATATCCTGTTGAACAAAATCAAAATATTTAGTTTTTACAACAGGAACCTGTAATTCTCCTTCCTGTTTGTAGTATACATGTGTAAATCTTAGTTTGTTGTTTTTTGTAATGAAGGATTTTGTGAGAAAAATAGAATTTCTACAATCCACTCTGAATTTATTGATAGCTAAATCCTTATCTATCTCTTTTCCTTTCTTTTCCTGATACTTCATTATCTTATACCTGTGCAAAGCATCGTAAGTAAACTCTGCAAGATATGCATTAAATTTCTGTTGTGTGAAGGAAGATAGCTCTACAATATCTAAAGGAGCACAAATTCCCTGCACTCCATATTTTCCTTTGTAAAGCTTCTTCAGTTTAACGATGGTGTAGGAATGGTGGTTTTCCTCATTGTTTCTTATCCAACCCCACTGAAGAAGCTTTTTGATATGAATCACCATAGTGGGATAGGATTTCCCACAAGCTAAAGCACACGCTTTAATAGAAGGAAGATTTCCACCATGTTCTTTTGTAAGTTCAAGAAGAATCAGGTATGTTTTGAAATAGACAAGCTTATTTCCTTCTGCAAGCAAATCCTTTATCCAATTCACCCTAACTGATATGTGATTCTCTTTCTTCATATTCCATTCAATGAAAAACTACTACCTCAAAATGAAGCAGTAGTTCCTATTGAACTTTGGTTCCTACTTTTCTTTTGAGTTGCGACACTTTCGAGAGGAACCTAATATGTATTCTATTTGAAGAATTCTAATGTTGATTTACTTATAGAAAATGTCGCAGCGTAAATATACAACATCAATAAGCAAAAGTCAAGCTTTTTGAAGAATATTTTTCAACTATTTTCAAAAATGGACGGAAGTAAGCTTTCTATTGTCGAAGGGGAATAGAAAGCTTACAATTACATGAATACTCACAACCCAATGCAAATATAGAGTAAAGATTCTAAATTTCCAAACTATTTCTAAAATTTATTAGGTTCAAGATACCCAAGTCCTTTCATTAATTTCCCATCAATTCTCTTCACAACAAACGGATATTCTGCGTTTCCTGTTTCAACTGCATGTGTAGCAATATTCTCCCTTGGTTTCGATGGATGTAAACCCATAGCATAAGCAAAAACAGCTTGAGCACCTTCCTCTCTTGTTTTGCAGAATTTAGAATAGTTAGATGCTACTACTTGATTGTATTTCTTTTCTATTTCTTCTACTGTTAATCCATAGAAATAACAAATATTGTGGATAACAAATTCCAAATCAGCTACGCTGTCTAAAAGTTCTTCTCTATCATTCTTTTCCAGAGCTTCTTTCATTTCATCAAATTCTTCCTGTACTAAAGAAATTGCAAGAGGAATTTTAGTTACATCTCCAAATTTCAATCCTGCAATCTGTAACCATTGATAAATCTGTTCTGTGATTTGTTTCATTCTTGATTTTGTTTAAAATACACTACTACTCTGTCCTCGTTACTTTCTTCTTCGTCAAATTCAAAATGTGTCCCACAAGGAACATCAATCATCAAAGAACAATTATACCAATCATCAGAAGAGTATTTTCTGCATTTAGTGATCTTACTCATCTTTCCCGAATAGTCAATTGTAGGAACTTGTAGTGTCATACACTCTCCATTTGCACTAATGATTAAATATTCATTTTCTTTGAAGAATTGAGAGGGGGAGCTTATTGTTTTTCCAAACCTACTTCTTCCTTGACTTTTAGTTTCGTGGATGTTTAAATAGTTTTTCACACTGCTAATAGTTTTTGATAAAATTCTTCTTTGTATGTCACTAATGGATTTACCACACCAATTGCTTTTTTAACAACATCCTCCACTTCATCTTGTGTAAACACTCTTTTGTTTTCTAATAGATTTGAAGTGATGCGTTCTAAGTCATACATTTTATCAGTACCTCCCATTATATACAAAGAAGCTAAATTCACAAATATTCTTTTAGAAGTATCTAATTCTTCTTCCATCACTTCCTGTTCAATTTCTTGATTGAGTTGTTGCTCTACTTTTCGTATTGTTTCTTTAGAAAGAATCAACCTACGAAGATTTTTGATGTTTAAAAAGATTCCACTACTATCTTGAAGAAGATTATTGAGAAGCATTTTAGTTTTTCCTTTGTAGTATTTACCATCTTCTTTTAAAACACTCCCTGCTTGTTCTAATAGCAAATAAGCTATAAGAGCTAATGCTATTCCTTTTTCCTGTTTTTGCTCTCCTGTCATATTTCAATTGTGAATTCATCAATTTGTGAAAAAGAATTTTCCCACCAATAATCATTTTCTGTTTCTGCAAGAGCTTCACTACATTCTCTTTTTGTAAGAGCTTTAACATTCCTGCACATATCCACTAATTCTTTCTTAACCAATTCTCTGTTTTTGTGAAGAAACATTCCTGTAGCATTTTCAAATTCCGAAAGTTTACTCTCCACTAATTCTTCAAATGTATATCTCATTCTTTTACAAGATTGTATGTTAAGATTTCACATTTTTCTAAATCAATCAAGGTTTCATCACAAACAATTGGAGCAAAATCTTCTAGATTTCTTCTAAAAAATCTTGCATCTTCTTCATCCATTACAAACCCACGCTCTCCAATAAACAAACCTGTTTCTAAGTCTTTTACAACGTATAGTTTCATGTTGTTTTTATTTTAAGTTATGACCAAATGTTACTGCTTTCAATACATCATCAAATATTGCTGTGTCTTTGTATTTTTCTACATAAGCATCTATTTTCTTTTGTACAAGCTTTTGCTTTACAGATTCTTTTGTGAACACCACTAATTCAAATTCTTCAATACTTATTTCATCTCTTGGCATTGAAATGGAATTGAATTTCTTAACAGGATTTTCCATGAATGTATATCCTTTCTTATTCAATCCATATATTCCTGCTTTAGGGGCAGAAACAAACAATCCTGTTACTTTGTGTATTAGTTTGTATAGTTTCATTTCAAATTGTTTAAACTATCTAATACAAATCTTTTTCCATCATTCCACCCCTTGTCGTATTGACAATTTAATTCCTGTTCCAATCTTTTATCTTCTCCAATTCCCACCCAAATCACTCCTCCAATAAGAAGAAGTGATATGAGTGTGAATAAAAATGCTTCTTTGTATGTTTTCATTTCACTTTTTCTAACAACATGACTCTTAGAAGAGAAAAATACACAATTAAATCTCCAAACTTCTCATCAATTTCTTCTTTTGTATATGATTTTCCTTCTGCAATATCCATAATAGAAACTAGATGTTTTGTAGCATATCCTAAAAGAGCTTGTTCTTTTGATGTCCCTAACACCCTTCCTCCTTTTACAAAATTACTATCCCAACTGTCTGTAGAATATTCCTTTGATTTAGCTGCAAATTTATCTGTTAAAGCTGTAAAGAATTGCTGTATTTGATTAGAAACAGAAGTAGTGTTTGAGTCTGCTGTTTTAAATTCAGCATCAAGATTTCTTTTAGGCATTTCCCAAACATAAGTAGACTCATTTAACGTTTGTGTTTCTTGAATAGGTGCTTCTAATTCCTGAAATTCCATAAATGGTTTTAAATATTCAAGAGAAATTGGAACAAGGTTTATTCCATGAATCACACCATACATTTTTCCTGACGGAGTCGTTTTTGTAAGCTCCACCTCACTCTGATAATTGATGTGAAATACATCTCCATCTATATCAATAAAGTTAAACTCATTTGGGTTGAACTCCTTATCGTGGACACTTAAATTTCCCCAACGCTTGCTGTAACCCTTTGAATTGTACTCTTTTACCTTCACCTTATTCTTTAGTATAGGGAGAAATTTACTTTTAAATTCTGATGTAAGCATAAATTAGTTAGTTTGTGTAAGTTCAATTCCAATTTCTTCTAAAGCATCTAAAAATGCTGCTTCTGTTGCTTCTTCTTTCCATCCTGCTGTTTCTCTTCCTTCAAAGAAAAAGAATGAGAGAATATCAAGCAATTCTTCAACATCTTTTTCTATTATTGTAGAAACAGGAACTCTGTTATGATATTGATTCCAAAATTCTGTTCTTTCTTCTCTGTCCAATTGAAGAATATCTAAACATTTGGTAATTGATCGCTTACGTCCTTGCTCCTTCTTAAATGTGTCAGATTTAGAACAGGTTACAGAAGCTCTACAAATTTCTTCACGATCTTGGTTTAAAACGCAAGTAGTTACTCTTCCTCCACGTTCATTGGTGGAATAATGAAAGCTCAACCAATAAGGAGCTTTGTCTTTAATTTTTATTTCCATTTTTATTTGATTTTAAAGTTTCGAACACAATTTCTACCACAAAAGCAACAGCTAATACAGTGTTTGCAACAGGAATAAAGCATTGATAATATAGTTTCATTCTATTAGCTAACATACCTAACGCACTTATCACAACACTGTAAATATAAAGTTGGAGAATTATTCCAAATATGCTCATTTTATTTCCTGTATGAATTCTACCATTGAAGCTATCTCCAGAAACAAAATGTAGCAATTCATAAAAGGAACAAAAAATATAAAAGCTACCAACAATTGTGAATAACGATATTCATCAAAAAATTTATTAGCTTCTTCTCTATATCTTTTATCAATAGCATATTGAATTCCCATTAGGAAAATACACAGAAAGCTAATAAACGGGGATAGGTAAACGAAAAATGATAGCATGTTAAAATTGTATGTTAGTGAGTTGCTCAAATTTCAAAAATACATCTGTATCATATTCCTGTTTCTTTCTCAATAATTCCAAAGGATGTTGATCAATCAGTATGCTTTCCAATTCTTCTTTCAAATAGAATAAATCACTTCCTAATATCAACCAATGAAGAGAGCGTTGTTTGAGTACATCAAATATAGCTCGGAAGAATTTCTCGTTAGGAGAAATTCCATGTGCAAACTCATAGTTCCACAGAAGTATTGATGATTGCAAATATACTAAATCTTGATTCATGTACCAAGAGAAAGGTTTATTTTTCTTCAAACAATTCTCAATAGCTAAGAATGTTTTTGGTTTTGTTTTCTCAAATGTAGAAAATGCTAACCCATTATTGAAAGGAGCAGGATAACTGTAACGAGAAAGTATCACTCCTTTTAATCTATAAGGGTTACACAGAAACATATTCCATCTCGAAATATAATCAGGAACAGCATCTATCGGTATTTCCTTCATAAACTGCTCAAAATCGCTTGAAGTTAAATAGTTGTGCAGAAGGTTCACCCAGTTATGATGAAAGCGTGTGAGCAACATTTGAAGCACTTGTGGAAGTACCAACTCAATTTCCATTTCATAGGTAAGATATGTGATGGGAAATTGTTCTGCATCAAGATTTTTATAAGCTTCCAATTCAAAATAGCTGTATGTTGAAGACACCCAATGTTGGTGAACATCTACAACATACAGATTTTTTTCTTCTTGTATACAACGTAAAATGTCCTCTGTATGCACATTTGTCCATATATTAGCTATCAGTTCTCCTTTAACAATATAGAACTTATTCGTTAATTCCTTCACTTAGTAATTTGTTTTGGTTTTGTAATTCTACTAAGTCCCAATACATTGATTTTGTGTTGAATAGCATTTTCCACTTCTTTTTTTGCTTCTAATACCACTTTGTCCATAGTTTCTTGAAAGCATTCAGCAAAGAACGGAATATTCTGCTCAATTTCCTGTGTAAGGAAGTCTAATTGAAATGAAAGTTCTCGAACATCATCTTTAGAAAGTGTTTTCTTCTTCACAATTTCCTTTGCTTTGATTTTGTTTTCTCGAATTGTATCAGCAAATTGTTTCATTCTTTCTTCAAACTTTCTGTGAACCAATTCCTTTCTACTCTCAATCTCTGGAAACTCATCCACCTTCTTTCCCATCAATCTTTCAATTGTGCATGGAATTCCTCTTCCCATATTCATAGAGGTAATAAGTTCTGCAAATTGTCCACTTGACATTCTGATGCGAATTAGAGGAACTCCATACGAACGATACCATTCACTTGTTAAATCTCTGCTTAGTTCAGATTGACGAATTTCCATTGATACATAGTGATCCTGCGGTAATTCACTTCCATAAAAAGTTTGTCCTCTTCCCTGCGTTCGTGTAAAAGAAATTTGACCAAAGCTTTCATGCTTCACTGTTTCTCTATCCTTCATCTGGTATTAAATTTAGTCCTTCAAATAATGCCATTTCTAAAGCTTCTTCATAACTATTCCATGTTTCCATTCTATATGTATTGTTTTTGAATGGTTGTTTCTTTACAGCTTTGATATATCCTTTATCAAACCATTGCACAGCAATTTCAATTTTATGTTCATTTCGTAACCAAGCTTGTAAAAAAGATTGTGTAGGAGCAGCTAAATACCAACCATCATCTCTATGTTTAAATATGTGAAAATAAGAATCAGCAAGACTTTCAACTGCTTTATAAGCATACGTAATGTCATATTCAATACATTCTTTTACTTGTTCATCTTTCCAATTAACTAATTTGTTATCATCGTATTCTGTATATCTCCAATCACAATGCTCCAAAAATCCTTTTTCTCTTGCTAATGCTGCAACTTCATAACTAACTATCTGTCCCATCATCTATTGGTATTGTTATAACAAACGATTTCGTATCTACAACATCCCATCCTGCTTTAGAAAGAAATTGTTTGATAACTGTTTCCATCAATTCCAATCGAACAAATTCTTTTCCTTCAATGATACGAACATCGAGCAATTCTTCATCTACCCCTTCAGGATTAAATTTAAAGCTCTCTTGATTTGATTTTCCCGCTTCTTCTAAAATAAGATTTTTTATTGCTCCCATATTAATAAAACATTAAATAATTTTAGTTTTGTAGTAAAAATCAACATCATTTTCTTTAATGTATTGATTTCTTTTATTAATTGCTTCTTCTTCTGTTTTAAATTGCCCTATCCATTTGCGTTTTATTACAACTATGTATTTATTTTTTTGTTTGTCGAAATGTATTCCGTTAAACTCACTTGTCTTTTTTACTTTTTTATAGGTTTCAACTATAGATTCTATCATACTAAACCATTCTAAGTTAGTAACTCTATTATTTCTCTTATTTCCATCTATATGTTTTACAAATTCAAAATTATTAGGGTTTTTAATAAAAGTTTCAGCAACTACTCGATGAATACAACTTGATTTTTTTATCCCAAATTCATTTATAAATGCTGTAGAATAACCTACTCGTTTAGCGTAAGTGGGATTTAAAAACTTTCCTTTTATGTATAAAGCTCCGCATCTTGAGTGAGCAACATATCTATCCAAAGATCTAATTCTTCCTAAATTAGACACTTGATATATTCCTTCATATCCTAAAATATCTTTCCATTCTTCTTTTTCTAATTCCTTTTTAGAAAAAGAAACAATTTGCTTTTCTTTAATTTGATCCGTCATTTCCTTCAAATTTAGCTTTGAGTTTTAAATAGTTTTGATATTCCATTTTACTAATGATTTTATTAGAATTTTCAACAGATTTTTTGTGCTTATTAATTCTTATCTCATACTCCTCATCTGTTTCTAATCTTTGATGTTCAATAAACATCGTCACATCTCCATCGTAGGTAGTTGTGTACAAATAGTATCCTTCTTCTAAATATTCTTTTGGTATATCTTTTAAAGCTAATACGTTTGTTTCTTTTTCCCAAACATCAGTGTTTACTATTTGTTTTTCAAAGTGGTTCATATATCAATGTGTTGTTTTTGATTAAATCTTTGTTAGAAATTCCTTTACGAATTGCATTTTTATACAACAATGCACTCACAACCCCCTTTTTCCCAATCCACACACTATCACTTTCATCTCCTACTACCACTGGAAATCCATTCCATGTTTTGGGAATTTGATTTAAAAACACCATCGCAACATTTCCCCCATTTCTTAATCTTTCAATAAGCTGCTCATCTGTGTTGTTGTAGCGATCTGCTGAATATATAAGATGATAGTTTTTGTGTTCACTTACTAATGTAGGATGCTTTGTATAATCAACAAATGTTACCATTTTGTTCAATTCAAAAATATTCTTACCGTTTTCTATTTTTAGCTTATCCCATCGAATATCACTAAAAACATTAAGTCTACAGAGTAGCTTCTTATTCTCACTCTTTGCTTTTAGTTTATACCATTGAAGTTCAAGATTCACTTGTTTAGCAAATCCAACTCTATCCTCTAAAAAGCGAAGTGTTTTAGCAATTCGAGATTTTTGAGCATTAATTGTTGATCCCATTCCTGCATGAAATAAACACGATGATTCACACGAGGGTGAAGAAAAACTGCACGTACTAATTTTAGGATTTGCGAGCGTATGAGGACTCAAAGACAATCCCACTTGTAAATATCCAAACTTTTCTGCTTTTTCAAACTTACGATTTTGTTCTGATAAGAGCTTCATTTATTGTAGTTTTTGTTGTATAATTTCCCATTCACTCAAACATTCTTCATCTAACCATTTTAAAGCACTTTCTTTTGTTCTAAAGACACCATAGATATACCAATCTGTTTTATCTCTTAGTATATACACACTATTAAAATCCCATTCTTCCAATTCTATTTCTATTGTTCCTACTTTCTTTTTATTCTTTGCTTTTTGAATAAAAGCTTCAAACGGAATAGCAGGAACACAATACACTTTATTGTTCAAAAATAAAAAGCTCCCCAATAATGTAGGGAGCATATTTAGTTCTTCATATATCTTGATACGAAGAGGATGATTCTGGAACATATTTGCTTTCCTAAAATCTTTATAGGTTAGTGTTAGTTTCATATTGAATTTCAATCATTTTAATTGCTGTTTCTAACTGCTCTATACACTCTTCATACTTCAACCAAACAATAAGTATTTGGTGTACAAACCCAAATTTGTTTATATCAAATGTGAGAGAATACTCATAATCATTTTTATAAACAAATTTAAAACCACCTTTCCTTACAAAGCAATAATCAGTAAGAGCAAAGAATTCATTTTTTCTAAGAATTGTAGCTAAAGCATTATTTTCCATTGATGTAAACGTTTGCTTTGATTTTTTGTTTAATATCTTTCATTTCAGCGTTTCCTTCTATACTCAGTCCAAACTTTGTCCAATAACTGTTTGTATCATGAAGAAACTGAACATCTTGCAGAAAACACTTATCTAAATTAGCAATTTCTTTAGGAAGAATGCTAAGTACAAAAGCATTTACTCCATTTCGTTCTATTGAAGATACATATTTTTCTTTTGGAATCCATCTTCCTATAGCACACTTATTTCCATTGTAAGCTAAATAGCAACACCAATCACCATCTTCTGATTTTGATCTGAGTGAAACATCTTTACTATAGTATTGTATCATATCATTCAAAAATTTGATTCTTCTTTGCTTGTAAGAATCTTTTGTTCTAAAAGGAAGTTTCATATTGAATTTGTTTTAAAGAGCTTCCAATTTCTCAGAAGCTCTTTTTGTTTACGCTGTTAAAGCTAATGTTACTTTCTGTATCAACTCTTCTAATGTAGAAGAATCAATTGTGGCTAATACAATTTGCTGCTCAATGATTGCAGATGCAGTGCAATACTTATCTTTTAATCGTTTGTTAGCTGCTTCTTTGATTTTAACTTCAAAATGCTTATTCCACTCTTCTAAATTTTGTGTATTTCCGTATGTTAGAATCTTGCAATCAGACTCGTTTATTCTTATTAACAAGTTTAAATCTCCTGCAATCTTCTGTGCTTTCTGTAACACATCAATCTTTTTCTTTGCAACAGATTTGTTAAATTCTTCTCTTATATTTACTTCCATCATCAAAAGTTCATCAGAATTTAATGCAACTTCAAAATTCTTTTTTTGTTGTTGTGCAATTTTTAATGTAATTGCTTCTATTTGTTGTTTTTTTAAGTTCATTTTGTTAGTTCAAGTTTAGTTCTTTGTTGATAAATTCGTCAAACGCAATGTGATTGTTTACCCAATTGGAAGGATGGGAAGTACGTAGAGAAGCTGTAACATGGTTGTAAAAATCCCATGCTGATTTTCCATCTGTACCATAATTGTAAGATGGTGACATGATTTCACGTTTCAATATATTCAATTGATCTGTGTTTACGATTTGTTCATCTAAGAACAACTTCCCAACTAAAGAATGAACAGCACTTTTATTCAAATCATAGTTTTTCAAAAGCTCACGGTAAGATATATACGTATTGAATTCTTCTGCTGCATTAAACACAAATTCATAGATTTTTTGTGGAGTGAGTGTTTGAATTTCTCCTACATGCTTTTTTTTAAAAACACGATTTGAATTTGCAATGATAAGTCCGTTACTACAAACAAATACTTCCGAAGAACAGCAAAATTTAAAACTCATACTTTTATCATAGCTGTTTTGTGCTACAATTTGTACAGCTTGTTCTTTATCATCAAAGATGTTCAATGTGTAATGAATTGTTGCTTGATTCCCTTTCTTTGCTGCAAGGAACTTTCTATTTGAAACAGGAATATTAGCTTTGTCCAACACTAATTCAATTGTATCAAAAATGTTTCCATAAGATATTGGTTTGTATATTCTCTCTTGTGTTGGAACTTGAACATTGCGTAGAAAATCTTCTTCTACTAAATAGGATGATTTGTGAATGATTGTACTCATTTTGTTTTGTTTTGTTTGTTTCTAAACCTTATTTCACTGCGCATGATTTCAATGGTTTGTTTCATACTGTGTAAAGCATCACTCATTCCTTCTTGATTTTTCACTTTCTCAATTCTATCTTTCAAATGAACAATAATTGCTTCTATGTGGTCTTCATCTAAATCTTTGAGCAATTTTGTAACTGGAGCATTCAATCTGTTTAAATCCTTGTCATACAAAGCTGTCCATGTGAATTCTTCTCTTATTGTAGGAAGAAGGAAATTTACGGAAGTGGATTTTACTAAATTAGGATGGGAAGTACGAATATAGCTTGAAGCTTCTCCATCAATGAAATAATACACACCATCAATTTCTTCTGATTTGTAATCGTGACGATGGTAAGGAATCAGCTTCTTACCGTTAGGAAGTGCTAAATATGATAGCTTCATATCAAATAATTGTTTCAGTTTCCCAATTGCTCCACACTAATGTATTCTCACTAAAAATCTCAATTGTTGGTGCTCCATTTTCCTCTGGAAAAAGAAGTTCTTCACTTTCTAATAAGTCTGTTTCTCCAATAAAACTTTCCATATCATAAGCATCATATACTGTTCCTTGTATCGCATCAACAATTTCTTGAAGAGGTGTTCCTTCTATAAATGAAAGTTCTCTCCATACACTCACTTTAAAATGTAGTTTTAGCATATTTATAAGAAGTTTTCAATGTAGATTTTACTGCTTACAAAATCTGTAAGCTCATTTGTTTCATCTTTTATCCATTCCTTTACATTAATGTGAGAAATGCGAACAATAATTGCCCCATCCTGAAACACTGTTGTTTGTATCAATCCTCTTTTCAACAAACCATTTCCTAAATCTTCAAACCCTTTCACTTTCAATAACTCAATAAGTTGTTTCCAATCTTCCATGTTTTTCTGATTTAGTATTCAATTTCTGTTACAACGATTGAGGTGTTCACTTTACTCATTTTCCCTAATTCCACAATATTCACCATTGGGAATTTCTCTTCTAAATAAGCTTGAAGTTTTTCTTTCTCTGGAAATGGTTTAATGCTTATATCGCGATAGAAGTTTTTTGTTGAATCTCCTTCTTTGGAAGTATACGCAAACTCCAATTCGTAATGTTCTGTGGTTGTTGTTTTACTCTCCATTTTCTTCTGTTGTTTCAATTACGTTTCCATCGTCATCCAATTGTTGTGTTGATACAATTAGTTCATCATTCTCTGCAAGGTAAGTTTCCTGAACGTTTGTGTCTAAATCTCGAATTATAAATGTGACACCATCTCCAATTAAAGAGGGAAACGCTGTTCCCCCTTGAATCTCAACAATTATTTTTTTCATTTCAATTTGTAAATGAAGTTCTTAACGCGCACTTCCAATAAATCTGTTGGATAGAATTGCTTCACTTGTCCTTTCTCTTTACAACGAAAAGCTCCAAGTTCTGTCTTATCACCATACACTTGAACATTCATCAAATTAGATTCTCCTGTTGTTTTCTTCTTGTGTACAATAGTGATGAAGTGTCCTTTGTTCTGTTCTACATGTTTAGCAAGCTCTGTACGTGAACAAATTACAATAGTTGGAGTTACAGTATTTGCTTTCTTTACATTCTTTACAGCTTTAGCAACTATTGTATTCATATTTCCAATAGATACACTGGAATAAGTGCGAAACACACCATTATCTGTATATGTAAACTTTCCATCTTGTGCGAAATCACTCATTGCATCAGAAATATCCTGTTGTTTCCAAAATGTTTTAGGGAATCGTTGAATTAATTCCTGTTTGATTTCCAATGTTGTTACATTGTTTGTAGCTCTACATAAGTCCATAGCTACTCCGTAAATTTCATTGTTGTTGTTCATGTTTTTGTTTGTTTAGTTGTTTTATCGAATATGGATCAAATATTTAAGACGATTCTGGTTTTCCGTGTAGGTGATAATTTCACTGTTAAGCAATCCATTTCCTGCTTCTACAAATGTACTGTCAAATCCTCTTCTTTGTAATTCTTCGTAGTTCAAATTAAAAGAATTACCTTTGTACCATCCGTGATATAAAAATGGGTTTCCTACATGCACTTCATATACAAGAAGAAACTTGTCTCCATCATGTCCTGTATAATTTAACGATTTAGTCATTGTTTCAGAAAAGTAATTTCCATCTCCGTAAATTTTTCCACTAAATTGAAAATTACCAACAGGACGTATTTTTAATCCTTGTTGAAGAATGGAAAGTACACTTGAACATCTTGTACCGTGTATGAGTATACGTGTGTCTTTATTCTTCTGATTTTTCATCCATTTATCGAATGTCTCATTTTCAGAAGTTTTATTCAAACAATAAATAGCTTCTACTCTTCTTCCAAAACTCTGCTTCAACAAATAGTTAAGCTCTGTTGTATCTGTACATTCTTCCACAGTGATACCAAGAACATCTAACAGCGTTACATCTGTTTTCAATTCCGTTGTAGCTGTATTAACGGAAACACTGCTCTTAACAGCATCAATATTGTCCTGTTCCTGTTGAAGTGTTCTATTCAAATCAATGGAAGGAAGAAGATGATGTTGCACTTTGTTCATATTCCGAGGAATAGTGGTGTACAAAGCAATCAGTTTCTTATTCACTTCCGCTTCACTAAGAGAAGAGGAGACAGCAATATCAGAAAGAATTTCCTGTGCTTTTTGGATTTGTTGAGGAGTGATGCTTGTAGCTTTAACGCTGTATGTATTTCGTACAAGATTGTCCCTATATTTCTTTAACAATTCAATCAAAGCTGCTACTTTACTGTTTCCTATTTGCTTTAATTCCTGCACTTCATTTACAGAAACTAATGTTGTGCAATCCACATATCCTTTTTTCAGTTTCTCTCGATACTTACTTTCCCACAAACTAATATGGAATGTGGTTTTCTGACACGTTAAATCAATTCTTCCATATTCTACATTCACCATATCACTTTTACCATCCCAATTCATAGAATAGTACTTGTTATGATTATCCTGTGATACAAATACAAGTTTGCAAAACTTTTCCATGTTAGAATTGTTTTAATTCAAATGCTTGAATGTTGTTAAATCCAAAATGTTTCTGTAATTGATAACACATATAGAAGAAAGTGAGAGGTGCATTGTATAATAGCGATGCGCGACCTGTACCCAACCCAAAAAAAGGTAGTACAAGTGTTGTATATCCCTTAGTTTCAATCAATTGTTTGATTTCTGCTATTTGCTTATCTATAAGCTTTCTATTTTCATCAAATGTACTATCATCGTAAAACTTTCCAATAGCATGTAACGTTACAAATCCATAGCTATTAGGAAGTCCACGAATTACAGCTTGTCCTCCTCCAATTGGTGCTTTACCATTTTTAGATTCCTCATATTGAACATAATTTTCCCCAAATATGTACAATGATTGAGGAAAAGATTCTACAAGTGCTCTTGTATAGAATTTAGTTGTTTCAATATTCATTAGCTTGGTTGGAATCTTGATTTTTCTTTCTCTTCTCTTGCTGTATTCATAACTGATTGCATAGCATTCATCCGTTTCTTTAACTTATCATTCAGTTCTGTACTCCAATCACGTAAAGCTACTGTGGAAGGAGATTTCTTTGTTTGATAATTGAATATAGCAGAACCCATAACGAATGAAGCATTTCCAAACAATGCGGTAAGTTTTTCTATATAGAAAGAGATTTCGTGAGGATTTTCAAAATCCACTGTTGTATCACAAATCTCTCCTAAATACTTCAATTGTTTGAAGATTTCTTCTTCATCTAAGAATTTGATGTTGCTCATTCGTAATAGTATGTTAAACGTTCTTTTTTTTCAACTTCTATTGCAACTTGTTCTAAAGCATCATTTGAATTTTCATACGTTCTTGTATTAAACATGAAGAATTTTCCATCTGCGACTCTTTGTACAACAACTTCTGTATCTGTACATCCTCTATCCAAATCAATATATGTAGTAGTTTCATCTATATACACTAATTGTTTCCAATCGGTATAGTATTCTTCTGTTTCGTAATCATTGATGCGAATTGTTTCTTTCTTCATTGTTTTCTTCTTTTTGTCTTAGTATTTCTCTCCATTCTGATTGTGAAATGTATTTCTCTCGTTTTTTGTATACAATATTCTTATTTTCATCTAAGCTCCATTCACTCCATCTACTAAAAGGTTTTTCAAACTCTTCTAAAAATAAACGTTGATAATGCTTTGGAATAAGTTTACAATAATGAGAAAAAGCTTCATCAAAAGATTTTCCAATGTAGTGATAAAGAATCCTATCTTTGATTTTTCTATAAGGTTCTTTTCTCCAATATCTTGGTCTATCAAATTTATCAAGATTCCACATATCTCTGTACTTCCTTGTAAGATATTGCTTTCTGCTTTCAAAATTTGGTAGTTCTTTCATTCTTTTTAGAATTCAAGTAAGCTTTTGTTTTAATTTGATGGTCTGCTTTACATAAAATTTGAAGAAGAGAAGAGTCTTCAACCGCTAATCTTTGAATAAATGGTACAATATCTTCATAACAGCTTAAACTCCCACACTCGATTTTATGATCAATCTCAACACCACTTCTGGGAAACCATTTCAAGCAATGTGCACATTGATATTCTTTTTTCAAACGTTTGTTTGGAGATTGGGAAGGTCTACTTGCTTTTTCTAAAGCTTGTTGGAATGTTTTGTAGTAACGAAACTTGGATCTCAACGCAGACCTTATAGCAGCAAAATACTGTGATTCTGTCCACGTACCTGCATTTCTTGTTTTCTCTACTCTACTTTTCTTTACTGTTTTAGCTTTTTTCTCTTTCTTCATATATTGTGTTTTTTAACAAATTTAGCATACAAACAAGAGAAAAACAATAGTTAGTTGATACAAATAGAATTGCTTTCTGGTTCTTCTCCATCCCATCCTTCAGTTCCTTCTGAATAAAACTCTTTATCCTGTATATCAAAAAATCCAACAGTAGGTTCAAAATACACTTTTGAATAGAAGTTTCCTTCATCATCAGAAGAACTAATCACCTCCAATTCTTCCCAATTCTCTATATGAGCAACAGCTAATTTAATTCCTTCTAAAAATGTCTTTAGTTTCATAATTGTTCAAATTTAATACACTCCCATCCAACACAATTAATTCTTTCTACAGTTGTTTTATAAGCATTGGGTTCTGGAATTTTTCCTTTTCCTAAAAAAGAACGAATTTTCTTTTTAGAAAGCTCAACATATTCCTTGAGAAATTGATACTTGTTTTGTTCAATTACCATTACCTTATAGTTTACGAACCACAATTGTCACATCCCAAATCCTCACTCTCAAAAGCATTTCTCAAAAACTCTCCCAACTCTTCTTCTAAAGCAAGAAGTTCATCTTTTAGCTCAATTGTTTCCATGAATCCCAATGAAGGAGATTCTAATTCTTTTTTAATTTGTTCTTTACGTAGTTGTAAAGAAGCCCTTTCAATTAATGTCATTATTTTAAAATATTAGTATTTTCTTTGTTTTTGTGTTTCTAATAGTTGCACAATATACTCCACTACTTTTACTTTTGCAAGAGGGATGTTACACCATTGCATGTCAGGAATGTCACTAATTGTACATTCTTTTAATAGTTCTGTAACCTTCTGCTCAATTAGAACTTTTTTGTTTTTTGATATTTTCATTTGATGTTGAATTTTTTACTAAAATACACTACTACTTCTGGAATATGTTTCTTGTAGTATGGTTGATTGTCCATACACCATTTTTTTAATTGTTCTCTATTAGAAAACGTTTCGTATTGAATAGGAATATCCAGAGCTTCTATAAAATCTTTAACTCTCCACCCTTCCCAAATATGTTTGTCGTAGTTCATATCTCTGTTCCGTTTACAAATTGTTCAATTTTTAATGGTTCTCCTTTCTTCAAAGAACAAATCAAATACTGTCTTTGTTTAAATATAGGGAATGATTGCGTTTTCATTTTCAATATCACAATACATTCTTCTTCTGAAAGAAACTCATGATTGATAAATTTTCTCACATTCCCATTATCAAAATCATAAATCAGATATCTTTTCATTTAACAATCTTTTTATGTATTTAACAATTTCATTCTTACATAAAGAAATATCTAATTCCATAACCGAATCTATATTGGTGTAGTTCAATTGATACATAGAATTTTCAAATATATTATCAACCTCTTTTTCTATATCTCCATTACTAACATCTTCCCAAAATTCAGGATAATCGGTTAAATCAGAAAGCATTAAAACAGGTAAAGCAGCTACATCGTATATACCCTCAATATAATCCTCTTTTGTTTCAAAAGTTACAACAGTATTTAAAGGAGGGGAAAATGGAAATTCTTTAATTAGTTTAAATTTACGTTTTTTCATAAATCGTGTAAAGATATGTTGTGTTCTTTCATCACTTTCAAAATATCGTAGAAAATCAAATTTGTTAAATCTTTGTGTTTCAAGTATCTGATTTTACTATCTAAATTTAGCTTTGCAAATCTTTCTGCTTCTTTTTCATCTAAACACTCAAGAAGAAAATCATATTCATCTTTGTATGTGTATTGTATGAGGTTGTGTAGGTGTTTCATTTTGAATCAATTATGTCATAGTCTATAATTACAGCATCTAAAATTTCAGCACTTCTTGTTCCATCTATAAAAGTAAAATCTAATTCATTTACAATTTCCTGTATTTCAACTCCTTCATCTACAGCTACAATAAGCTGTACATTCAATGTAAGTGTTACTATTCTGTTCATTTCAATAAATTGTTTTTATCTAACCAATTTTCCACTTCATTTCTTCCTTCTTCATATACAAAATCATAAGCATCTTTGAAATTCCCATCAGGAAGCTGCAAATATCTGCATCCATACAATTCACAAATTTTCTTACTCACTGTAATTCCCTTTTCATCGCTGTCAAACAACACCACAGGAGTCCCATAACTCGCTATCAAAGACATTTGTTCCTTAGTTGGTATAATCCCTTCATTCAACAAAGCACATGCGTTTACATTCAAACTACGGAGCATTATCATGTCTTTATAGCTTTTTGATAAAACAACATATTCACTTTTTTCCA